CACCACTATCTGAACCATTTTCATAATGATATGACCAAAAAATAGTACTTGTTTTTGTTACATTGTAGTTTGAACCACCATCTATTGAAAAATTAACTTGAAATGTTGAAGAAGAAGATCCATTTGTAGTACAATTAAATAGTTTAAAAACATAAATAGGATATGTGCTATCCAAAATAACATCTGACGAGCCATGTACAAATGAAAAATTTGCTGAATTACTAGCAGTTAAAGTTTTAATAGGTACTAAAGCACCACTTGGTATTGAAGCCACAGAAGAAACAGCACTTATGCTATTGTTGTTATATTTAACTAATGCCATATAATTTTATTACTCCATCAAATGTGCCACTATCTACTTTAAATTGAACTCTTGTTATTGCTGTCGTTGTATTTATATAACCAGCAGAAAAAAATCTAAAAGAATAATCTCCTGAATAATAACAATGTGTATCTGACATAAAATGTTTTACAAAAGTCGTAGAAGATGGAGAAAATAAATGTAAAGTCCCAGCACCACTTTCGTCACTATTATTACCAATATCCTGAATAACATCTTGAAATCCTGTGCCTTGTGCTTGGTCTCTATTTGTATCATAAACTAAAGTTTGGTCATTACCAGCTTCATTGTGATATGTCTTAAAAGTTGTTGATGTAATTGTTTGATTGTAATTAGTATTTGTTCCTGTATCTACTTGAAACTGAAAATCAACATCATTAGTTGCTGGGTGTATGTCATAAAACTTAAACACATACTCATCATAGGTGCTATCAATACCTGAAGTAAAACTTATTGTAGAT